TCAAATGACCAGTTTTTTCCATTCCTTACCGCGTGCGTCGTTGTAAATATCGGTCATTTTTTGATTCGAATGGCCTAGCAAAATTTTGGTATCAACCCCCTGCTCTCTGAACAATCGCTCTGATAAAGATCTCTGCTCATGGAAAGAGGGTGGGGTGCCATTAGCACGCCAGTTGTAATCCACAGAATCCCGGGCTTTTTTAAATGCAACGGTTAATGTTGCTGGCTTAACCATCCCGCCGCGCTTAGCTGTCCCTTTCGCGTGATGGTGGTGCAATAGCCACGGACTAAGAACGCAATCGCGGCAGGATGACACCACATCATCCAGGGTGAGATTTAATTTATCGCAACGCAGAGCCAGAGGGATGGCAATCCGGGTTCCTGTTTTTTGCTGTTCGACATGAAGATAACCATCCCGGATATCCGAAAATTGCATTTTGCAAATATCTGAAAGGCGCTGGCCTGTCATCAGTGCCAGCAGCATACCGCGCTGTAAAAAGTAACCATCCTTTTCCGCTGCGTTATAAATCATCATCCACTCATCAAAAGTCAGTCGCTGTCTTGATATCCGCACCTGCGGTTTTTTTGCCGATTCTGCAGGGTTAAAGCCTGGCGGGACATCGCCCGTTTGCTGAGCTTCCCGGAAAACATCGATCAGTACTTTCCTGAAAATTTGTCCCATTCTGTTATGTCCTCTGGCCTTGTACTCTTCCAGTACTGATACCACATCTTTTACGGTTATGGCATCTAACGGTCTGGTGCCAAAACGTTCATCAAATACCCTGAGAGGGGCCGCTTTCTGTTTCAGCGTGTTGAGTTTGATCTCGCCGTTTTCATATCTTTCCTGTTGAATTTTTCTGTAATTATTCAGAAAAATGGTAACGGTTGATGAACCGCCGGTATCACTAATAATTTTCTCCTGCAGACTGAGCATTTGTTCCATTTGCTGCCGGGCAAGACGGCTGTTCGCTTCTGCTGCAATAGTTTCTGCCAGTTTCTGGTCAATACTGCCGAGACCGTGATTTTTGCCTGTTATGGGATGCCTGTAACGCCAGTAAACTTTGTTATTTCTTTTGTCAAAATACGGAGATAATCCCGGAACATCGGTTTTATATTTTCGCGGGCGCGCCATCTTCCAGTATCCTCTTCAAAGCAGGGTGATCTGTGGCGATCACCTCCGGCTTGTTTACCATTCCGACAAAGCGAGCTTGCGGATCCACTCGCCAGCGTCTTCCAACTTTTTTGGGGAGAGGAAATATCATTCCGGCTTTAGCGTATTTACTTAACGTACTCGGAGTAGGGACCGGTTCACTGAATTCCTCTTTTGCCCACTCAGTGAGCAGAATAAGTCTTGCCATGAGCGTCGTTCGCTAATCATGGTCGCCGCCACTATAGCTGGTGGGCAACGACCGGGGTTGAACATTAAAAATCAGCCTGATTCGGGATCAGTTTTTGCCAGATAACTGAAACGTATTTTGCCTGGTAACGGGCGTCATCAAGTGCATTATGGCGCTCACCTTCGAATGGAATAGCCGTTCTGGCATCGAAGTCTATGGCTTTCCCCAGCTCAACGATTGTGCGTACATCGCGATCGTTGTAGTAACGCCATGGGCAGGGGATCCCCTGCCGTTCGTATGAACGGCGCAAAATCGTGTTGTCGAAGTTGGCTCCATTTCCCCAGACCTGAACAAAAAATTCGCCGGAGTTTTCGTCGATAAATTCCCGCAATTGCAGCAGTGCATCATCTAACGGGATTTCATCGGTCAGAATGGCAGATTGCGCCTCCCGTGATTGCTTAAGCCACCATTTAATGGTGCCACGATCAATGACTCCGCCAGCAGTATCCATATCGATGGTCTTACTAAATTCCGGCCCCATATCTCCGGTTTGCGGATCGAAAAATATTGCACCTATTGAGATAAGCGGGGCATCGGGATTTTTTCCCATGGTTTCAAGGTTGATCATCATGTGGTGCCACATTCTGCTGGTGGATGTGATAACGTGATGACCGTTCATCGCAATTAAGGGATCTGCCGTCTCGCCAGTTTCACTATCGCTGGCGTGATCCTGAGCGCTACCAGCATTCTCCTTGTGTGGATGTTCAGCGCCTTCCATTTCCTTCGGATCATTTTCCTGAACTTCAACCTGATTCTCTTCATCGAATGTTTCCTAGTATGTTGCGTCGCCCATTACCGCGCCACAATCAGGGCAGTTGCCACCACCGCTTTGACCGCAGGCGGTGCAGACTTTTTCCGGTTCCTGTTGCGCTACTGGCTCAGGTTGTTTCGTTTCTGGCTCGTTTTGTAACGCATTTGGGCTGTTTTGTTCCGCTTTCTGGCCGTTCTGTTCCGTTTCTTGTTGGTTCTGATTCACTGAATCGCGGGTTTCAATCCCCTTCACCCATTTCGGATCATTCGGGTCGCTAATCCCTGCAACAAATTCACCACGTGATACAGCAAGCAACTTATTGGCGTCAGGCTGGCTGATATTGGCTGCCTGCATAATTTTGTTTACTTCGTCAGCGGTAACTTTTACCGGCTCTGGTTGTGCGATCGTGTCAGATGCACCAGTATTTTGTTGTGAACCTGAGTATGTACTGTTTTTGCGGGCGAAATATTCTTCTTTCGTGATTTCAGTAGCCCCAGCAGACAGCGCCTTATCCAGACCAGAAAGTTTGTTTGCGCGACCGTATTTTTCGCCATCCTTGTCGGTGAAGAGGAAGTAGAACGGCCCCTCACGTTCTACAGATGGTTCGACTTCCACTTTGCATTCGGTTTTTTCGTTGTCCGGAATTGCCGTTTCCACTGCATCAGTTTCTGGTACTGGCGACGAGAGAGTATCAGTTGCGCTCTGATTTGTTCCTTCATCTTCAAACACGCCCTTTGTAGTCAGGTATTCAGTAATGTATTTGTTCAGTGCCACAGGGTCTTTGTGAATGTCGATCGGACGTTCACGGACAAGGCCAAAAATAGTCTGGCGGTCGTAGCGAAGGGCATCAGGCTGTTTGCGCATTGATGCCGAGATACGCTTCCAGTCTTCGCGGTCGTTGTCGATAACTTCATTTTTTGCCCAGCGATGGATGCTGCCGTCAATGTTTCCGGCATCCACATCACCAGGCCAGAGAGCGTAGGCCAGTTCGTCATCCAGTGTTTTCCATGTCTGCTTGTATTCGCGATGAATGGCAGCAATGACCGGGTTGATTTTTCCTGTTGAATTTTCAGTGTGCTGTTGATTGGCTCTGGCGCGGGCGAGATCAACAACAGACGTGTATTTTCCGGCTTCCTTGCGTTCACCTTCGCGACGTTTTTTCCAGATGCGCATCTCTGCCTGAATTTCGGGCCATTTGGCACCAGGCTTACATTTATGCTTAACCCACCCGATGGCATGCAGCTTAAGCTCCGGATACATGGCGTTAACTTCTGGCATTTTCATCAACGCTTCAACGATATGTCCGTCGAATGTTGCCATGTCTTCCTGCAACAATTCCTGTGCGCTAATAACCATATCAACGGTGATGTTTTCACATGTGTCGAACTTAACCATGACAGCGTTCTGTACTTCAGGGGCCAGCTTGTCAAAAGTGACGTTCATCGGATCGGATTCAGTCTCAACCGGGACAAAGGAAGCAGACTCCTCATCCCAGCGGTTTTCCTGCATATATTCAGCATCCCAGGAATCGAGGGCAGGGCGGGGTATACCGGGTTTATCCTCGCAGACAAGAAATTTATAAGCGCAGTCCTGAGCAGCCGGATAATGCTCCAGGAATTGCCAGTGAAATTTTGCGCGGGCGCGACGTTCATCACCGGCTTCAATGGCAGTGGCTACAGCGACGGCACCTTCTTCCTTTATTGCCTGTTCGTCCGGAATGGCGGCGCAAATAAAGACTTTACTCATTTTGTTTTACCTCATTACAGATTTAAGGGTGAACAAATCCCTGCCATTGCTGGCATATAAGAATGAAACCGGATATTTATTACGGAACTGTTTTAAAGACCTGCCGGGATTTCGTTATTGTCCATGTGAATAACTTTATCGACCGGATAACAGTTGCCGGGAATTTTCTGTTCCGCTGCGGCAGCCATGCATTCTTTCATTGAGTTGTACATGCCGGTGATTGCATCAAGCGACTCACCAGTATTGAGATGTACAGTCAGAATGAGTACGAATAATGTGTTCATCGCCACTCTCCGAAAATACCGAGTTTAAGAAGGGCAATTCTGGAGAGTATGGAATTGTCATTCAGCAGGTAGGGTTCATATTTTCTCATTTTGATTGCATCCTCGGTGAAATCCCTGTTACTGAGCAGAACACCAATATTAAAGCACCCGTCAGACGTATTAACGTTTGGTAGTGACGTTTCCATTATCGCGTCCTCAACTATGAATTTTTAGCAATTGCTCCACAGTCATATTTTTAATTGCGCTCCGGTTTACAAGAGTCCATCCTTGTTTCTCCAGATAAAACCGGAAGGTATCCAGGGTGCAGACCATTGCGCCGTCAGGAACGGTTTCAGTGAATTTGATATTGCCGTGTTCGTCGAGACGGATAACCAGGGTGCGTCCGTCCCCGTGAATCATTTTGTCGGGAGACGGGGCGTTATTCTGGCGCAGTTCAGCTTCCATGCGGTCGAACTCAGCAATGTATGCCTCTTTAAATGCAGCGGCTTTTTTGCCAGTGAAGCCCATCACCAGGAAAACGAAGCCGTTTTTGGTGATTTGGTACATTGGGAGTTTGCGCCCGGTTGAGTCGGTGTATTCGCTCGACACAAAATTGTGCTCAGTGAATTTTGCTGAACAGTCCAGATTGCGAATTTTATCCAACACTCGTTCGTGGCGTTTGCCAAAGAACTCGGCGATCGCAACAGACGTAGTGACAGCGCGACCATTTTCGATGGTTACGTCAGGGTGAGAAAGGGTAAGGATAGTAGCCATGATGGCAGCCTCCGCGATGAATTTGATTAACTCACCACCGAGGTTTTCCACGACCATAAGGGTGGTGAGACGTACAGGGGTGGAAATACCGGTCATCACGGAACCCGGCCAGCCTTGCGGCTGCCCTGCACGCCCCACCATAATGCGAATGTGGCTGTGCTTAACGCATAAAAAAACCGCCTGAGCGCGGTTATGCGCCGTGAATGATTTCGGGTTTCCACGCCCGGCACCCGTTTTATGAGGTGCAGGTGCACTATAATTCCACCCGTTCTGGTTTTCAATAGCTACATTCAACATTTTCTCTCACCTTTTCAGCGGAGTGAACTTTGTGATGCAGTGCCTGGTGCCTCCAGGTGACGTTAACCAGTTAACAATTAACGCCGGATACAGAGAATCCACCCATAACACTGTTTTTGGTTTTAACTGTTCCGCGTGCGCTGAGCCGCATTCACCGCATCACAAAATTCACTTTAAAAAGGGCGGCAGAGCAGTCACGGAGTAAAACTGATACCGCCAAACGTCACCAGAAAATTGATAACAGAGGGCGTTGCAGCGGGGTTGTCACTTAAGCGTATGGTCAACCTGACAACCCGGTGTCCTCAACGGGGGAAGGAATAACCCCGCCATACTTACCGCCGCGCCATTTCGCGGATTGCCACAACCGGAAGCGCACGGTCGACGAAAATTTAACGACAGGCTATCTATGAACCAGCTACCTCGCCGTGCGCTTTCGCGTTATGGTCTGACTTTTCAGGGAAATATCCTTTCAGTAAACTGTCAGTGCCGGATTCTTATCCGTGTCCGGCGCACGACCACACGCTGTCACGAGAGGTCTCCATTCTCAACCAGTAACCTCAATGGAGGATAAAATGTCAGAGCAGGAGTTAAAACTTGGTGCATGTTATTGTGTTCTCAAGGAGCTGGTACACATGCTTCCATCTACTCAGTATCAACAGTTAGTTGGCAATTTAAATCAGCGAATCGAAGCTATGTTAAAATCTGATGGTTTTAATAACGTAGAAACGCTGATGCTAAAAAGATATCTTGATGGATTAATCAGATAACATTTTTTTATGGCGTTCATATTCGTTAATATTTATGAAGCCTGTTGCCAGAAGCAGTTCGTTAATTTCATGGTTGTTTGGCTGTTTCTGGCTCTTTGAACTGGGATCTTCCACTTCTTTTTCTGCAAATTGTTTTGCTGTATCCTCTGTGCCATGGATATTTAAAGCTGTATCTGAAAACAGCCCAGTAAACGCATCGCGCACATTACGAGCCATATTATCAGTGTCTTTTTTTGTTACCGATTCCAATTCAAGTTCGTTCAGACGATGACGAAGTGTGTGTGCTGCAATCTCCTGGATTGAAGGAGGTAAATCTTTAAATTCCATCGTCAACCTCATCAGTCAGTGTTTCTGGCTAACCAGCGACGCGCGCCAGCTGCGGTTTTAAACGTTTTGCTTTTGGTATACGTCATCGCGGTGAACGTACCGTCCTGGTTTGGGAACACACCACATACCAGAGATTCGCTGTTGCCAAGATCGATAGTATCCATGCTGACCTCATTTCCCCTTAACGCCGGGGTAGCGGAACAAAAACCTGCTGCATAGTTATTAAAGTTGAACCCTGCCGTCATGTTCTTACGCCTCGGGCTGGCTACTTAACCCCTGACCACTGCCTGGTAACTCGAAGTATTGCCCTGCATTCTGTGGGGCGGGGTGGGTTGGTATGAAAAGAAGGATACCCATAGGTATTTAAAAAGTAAATACCCATGGGTAAATTTTTGCGGTGTCTTAACTGGTGACTAGTTGTTTGGTGAGCTATGATGCGTTTTGTGCTTTCTTTTTACGGATTTCTTCGTAGATCATATTGTAATACTGTTTTTTCTCTTCAAGAGTTTTTAATAATTTATCCGCTTCACTTTCTGGCAGTTCGTCTAAGAGATCTAAAAAAATACGTTGTCGTGGCGTTAGAACCCTTGTTTCATAACTGGAGGCTGTGTTCGTTGATGATGAAACGATACCATCCATCCATCCCCGGGGTAACCCAAAGGACTCTTCGATAATCTCCACCATATCATCAGCGATCCGTTTTTTTCCCTTTTTCCCCTCTGGGTACAACATTCTTGATACATAAGAAGGCTCGCGCCCGATCTTTCTGGCCACGTTAACCGCTTTACCATCGCATTTCTCATCACGAATTTTGATGAGTTGCTGTCGTCTAAATTCATATTTGTCCATAGGTAAATAATAGATGCGATTACCGCAAGGTAAACAACCTGTGGGTATTGACTTTTGTTTACCTGTGGGTATTCTTTGCTGTGTTTACTAAGGAGTAGCTATGGAAGAATTAAGAATATTTCTCAATTCTCTTTCGTCAGATGAACAGCGTATGTTTGCATGCGAGTGTGGTACCAGCATCGGTTATCTAAGAAAGGCATTGAGTAAAGGTCAAGTGTTAGGGGCATCGTTATGTGTCCTTATTGAGCGAGCCAGTAATGGTGAAGTTACACGTCAGCAACTAAGGCCTTTTGATTGGATGAATATTTGGCCCGAGCTGGAAGATACCAAAACGTTAACACAACCACTTTCTAGGAGCTTGATTCATGAAAATCAAGCATGAACACATCCGCATGGCGATGAATGCCTGGGCGCGTCCTGATGGCGAAAAAGTTCCAGCAGCTGGAATAACCCAGGCTTATTTTGAGTTGGGTATGACGTTCCCAGAACTGTATGACGACAGCCATCCGGAAGCCCTGGCTCGCAATACCCAGAAAATTTTCCGCTGGGTAGAGAAAGACACCCCTGATGCTGTTGAAAAAATGCAGGCTCTGTTACCGGCGATCGAAAAGGCGATGCCGCCTTTGCTGGTGGCCCGTATGCGCAGCCACAGTTCTGAATATTACCGTGAGATCGTCGAACGGAGGGATCGGCTGGTGAAGGATGTCGATGATTTTGTTGCGTCAGCGGTTGTTTTGTATGACCAGATGAATCGCGGCGGCCCGGCAGGGAATGCTGTGGTGATGCACTAAAAGCACGGTGTTCGGGGGTTTTATGAGCAGCAAGCTTCATGGTCTTGTCTGGGAAGGGTGCGCCTTCACCGGCATGATCTTATCCAGGGTGGCGGTTATGGCCCGTCTTGCAGACTACAGCAATGACGAGGGCGTGTCATGGCCTGCCATTGAAACTATCCGGCGTCAGATCGGTGCAAGAAGTGAATCCACAGTGAAATCGGCTATTGCAGAACTGGCGAAAGAGGGCTGGCTGACGAAGGAAGAGCGTAAGGTCGGTGGGCGTAATGTAAGCAATATCTATCGGCTTAATGTGGAAAAACTCGAAGCAGCTGCGGCGGCGGCGCGTGAGTCATATAAACCGAAAAGAAAAATTAGCCCGGCAAAAAATGACCCGTTAACAGTTGACCCGTCAAATATTGACCCCTCAACGGTTGACCCGTCAAATTTTGATGGATCAACTGTTGATAAAAAACTGCCGATTAGGGGGGCGATGATTGACCCCGATCCGTCAGTATTAAAACCTGATCCGTCAGATAAAAGATCTTCTTGTCCGGACGCTTCGCAACCGGACCCGCAGACGGCTGAACAGGATTTTTTAACCCGACACCCTGACGCGGTTGTGTTCAGTGCGAAAAAACGCCAGTGGGGAAGTCAGGAAGATTTGGTGTGCGCACAGTGGATCTGGGGACGAATCGTGAGTCTTTACGAGCAGGCGGCCAGCTATGATGGCGAGATCACTAGACCGAAAGAACCCAACTGGACAGCATGGGCCAATGACGTTCGCACAATGCGGATGCTGGATGGCAGAACTCACAGACAAATTTGTGAAATGTTTGGGCGTCTCCAGCGGGATTCGTTCTGGGTAAAAAACATCATGAGTCCGGCAAAACTCCGGGAAAAATGGGATGAACTGGTTATCCGCCTGGGGCGTTCGCCTGCGCAGCGTTGCGTGAATCACATTTCTGAACCGGACACTGAAATACCGCCGGGATTCAGGGGGTGACGTGTCATGAAAAACATTGCGGCAGTTGGGGTTCTTGAACGTATTCGCAGACTTGCACCACAGGGGTCGGTTCCACCGTACCGGACGGTGGAGGAGTGGCGGGAATGGCAACTTGCTGAAGGACGAAAACGCAGCGAGGAGATTAACCGCCAGAATCGCCAGTTGCGGGTGGAAAAAATCCTGAATCGTTCGGGCATCCAGCCTCTGCACAGCAAATGCTCGTTTGCAAATTATCAGGTGCAGAACGACGGGCAAAAATACGCGCTGAGCCAGGCCAAATCCATAGCTGACGAACTGATGACCGGGTGCACGAATTTTGTGTTCAGCGGTAAAACCGGCACCGGGAAAAATCACCTTGCAGCGGCGATGGGCAACCGGCTGATGGTGAAGGGGCGCAGCGTGATTATCGTCACCGTGTCTGACGTCATGAGCGTGTTGCATGACAGCTACGACAACGGCAAATCCGGGGAAAAATTTTTACAGGAGCTTTGCGGGGTTGATTTGCTGGTCCTGGATGAAATAGGCGTTCAGCGGGAGACGAAAAACGAGCAGGTGGTATTGCACCAGATAATTGATCGCCGGACAGCATCACTGTGCAGTGTCGGGATGTTAACAAACCTGAATCATGCCGCAATGAGTACGCTTCTTGGTGAGAGGATTATGGACCGCATGACCATGAACGGTGGTCGATGGGTGACGTTTAACTGGGATAGCTGGCGTCCAAATGTCAGCAATATGAGGGTTGTGAAGTAATTTTGTCCGGAGGAAATTTTAATGGAAACCGTATCTGACGCACTGAAAGCACTGAAAAAAGCCTCTTCACATGTGGTGGCAGCTCGCCTTGGAATCAGTCGTGAAGAGGCTGTCAACGAGCTGTGGGAACTCAAAAGAAAAGGCGTCGTTGATAAAACTGGTCACACCTGGTTTCTGGCTGGCGAAGGTGAATCCCGGGTAACCGAAGAGCGGCCAGTAAAATCTGAAGCACAGGATATGCTGACCGGGGAGGTCGAACAAAAAGTTACCGCAGACATGATGATTGAGTTTATCGGTCAGGATGGGGCTAAAACGTGTGAGGAACTGGCGGGTAAGTTCGGTGTCAGTACTCGCAAGGTTGCTTCCACGCTGGCGGTGGTAACCGCAACGGGGCGGCTGGCACGCGTTAATCAGAACGGTAAATTTCGTTACTGCATGCCGGGCGATAATTTACCAGCAGAGCCGAAAGCCGCGCTGGTAACGGAAAGTGATGGTAAGGCCTTTCCTCAGCCAGCAGGTGCTGCGTTACCAGTCCGGGAAGCCGCAACACAGGAAGAAATTAAAACAGAAACTGTGGCGGACATTGTGCAGCCGTTGCCATCGTTTACCGAAACGCAAGCAGATGAGCTGATTTTTCCGTCCCTTCGCAGGGCAAACCTGGCGCTGCGCAGGGCGAAAAGTGATGTTCAGAAGTGGGAGCGAGTCTGCGCCGCGCTGCGGGAGCTGAACAAGCACCGGGATATTGTTCGACAGATTACTGATTCTTCCCGCCGTGTTGTATCGGAAAAGTGATTGCCGGAGGCGCTTATGGCAAAAGTATTTACACAAGAAGAGCGGGAAAAAATTAAAGGGCAGGTTGTTGAACTTGTACGTCTGAGCGGTCGCGAGACGTTGCGGCAACTGGAAGCCAAGACAGGTGCGACAAGATATCTGATGAGTGTTCTCGCCAGAGAGCTGGTTGCCAGTGGCGATGTATACAACTCTGGTTACGGGTTATTCCCGTCTGAACAGGCGCGTAAGGACTGGCAAAATGCTCGCAAAAAACTCTCAAGGGCAAAGGTGAAGAAACCTGCAGTGGTTGATCCGGACCTTATCTGGTCGTTACCAGACGGCGAAATACGCCGCTACGACAGGCGCCTGAATATAATCTGTCGCGAGTGCCGGAAGAGCGAAGCTATGCAGCGTGTACTGGCATTTTATCAAGGAAATGTTAGGTATTTTAGACGTTACTAGATTAAAGAGCATTAGTTCAGATGTGAATTGACATTTTCATGGCGCAGGGTAGAGCCAGCGTGGTTGTCCGCTTTGCGTCAAAACCAGATATTACCAGATTTAGACATATATTCCCGATAGCCCTGCTCTGATGCTACACTCTGTGCTATTTTCATGACCCCAATAAAAATATTTATGACTATTGCTGATTTCAAACGGCCTAAATTGGAGCTCCCAAACGGGGCAAACAAACTACTACTGCACTCTTGCTGTGCTCCATGTTCCGGTGAAGTGATGGAGGCGCTTCAGGCCTCGGGAATCGACTACACCATCTTTTTCTACAACCCGAACATTCATCCTCAGAAAGAGTATTTAATTCGTAAGGATGAAAATATTCGCTTTGCTGAACAACACGGCGTGCCGTTTATCGATGCTGATTACGACACCGACAACTGGTTTGAACGTGCCAAAGGAATGGAATGGGAGCCTGAGAGGGGGATCCGTTGTACCATGTGTTTTGACATGCGTTTTGAGCGGACAGCGTTGTACGCTGCTGAAAATGGTTTCAGTGTGATCAGCAGTTCACTGGGCATTTCACGCTGGAAAAATATGCAGCAGGTTAACGAGTGTGGGCGGCGAGCTGTTGCGCATTATCCGGGTATGGTGTACTGGGATTATAACTGGCGCAAGCAGGGCGGCTCGTCCCGTATGATTGAAATCAGCAAGCGCGAAAAATTCTATCAGCAGGAATATTGTGGCTGTGTGTATTCTCTGCGCGATACCAATCTACACCGCAAATCTCAGGGACGCCCTCTTATCAAAATTGGCCAACTCCACTACGGAAAAGAAGAGAAGGAGTGATTTTATGGATCACCTTTCTGATTGATTTCATATTGGCGAGGTGACGTGAGTTAAGTAGAATGGCTGCGGGTGCTTGAGGCTATCTGTCTCAGGCATGAACACTGAAAGGCAGATAGAGAAAAGCCCCAGTTAACATTTCGCGTCCTGCAAGACGCTTAACATTAATCTGAGGCCCAATCTATGTCTCACAAATGTAGGTTAGCCTCTTACGTGCCGAAAGGCAAGGGGAAGCAGGCTATGAAGCAGCAAAAGGCGATGTTAATCGCCCTGATCGTCATCTGTTTAACCGTCATAGTGACGGCACTGGTAACGAGGAAAGACCTCTGCGAGGTACGACTCCGAACCGGCCAGACGGAGGTCGCTGTCTTCACAGCTTACGAACCTGAGGAGTAAGAGACCTGGCGGGGGAGAAATCCCTCGCCACCTCTGATGTGTCAGGCATCCTCAACGCACCCGCACTTAACCCGGTTCGGCGGGTTTTGTTTTTTTCTGGCATTCTGGTTTACAATTCGCACGTCAGCCTGAACACCTGACACCTGCTGCGCCAGCAGAGAAAACAGATGGCGCACAAAACCAAATTTCACAATTCTGATACCGACCTTGCCATCCGGCATGGGCGGCGTTCACACGCATTTAAAACCGACTGGTACCAACACCCACCATGTACTGAAGAACAGGCCGAATGGCTAATTCATAACTACCGCAGACGCGGATACGAGATTAAGAAAGCCCTCAGCCTCGATTATCGTCACTGGATAATCTCCGTCAGGCTTCCTTACTCTGAACGCCCACCGCGTCCGTCCCGCACATTCCAGCAACGCATCTGGAGGTAACGTGCGGGTATTACTTCGACCTGTTCTGGTACCGGAACTCGGGCTGGTGATCGTTAAGCCGGGCCGTGAATCCATGCCGGTATTCCACAATACCCGGGTACTGGTGGAGCCGGAACCGAAAAGCATGCGTAATCTGCCGTCCGGGGTCGTTCCTGCCGTTCGCCAGCCGCTGGCGGAGGATAAATCATTACTGCCATTTTTCAGCGACGAACGAGTGATTCGTGCTGCTGGTGGCGCTGGCGCATTGTCTGACTGGTTACTGCGCCATGTTAAATCCTGCCAGTGGCCACACGGCGATTATCACCACAGTGAAACCGTCATTCACCGTTATGGTACCGGCGCAATGGTGTTGTGCTGGCACTGCGACAACCAGCTGCGCGACCAGACCTCCGAATCACTCGGGCAACTTGCTCACCAAAACCTGTTTGCATGGATGATTGACGTCATACGCCATGCAATGAATGGCTCGCAGGAACGGGAATTATCGCTGGCTGAATTATCCTGGTGGGCGGTCCGCAATCAGGTGGCGGACGCGCTACCGGAAGCGGTATTACGTCGTTCGCTGGGGTTGCGTGCGGAAAAAATCCGCTCAATGTACCGTGAAAGCGACATCGTACCGGGAGAGCAGACCGCCACCAGCATACTGAAGCAGCGCACAAAAAATCTTGCGCCGCTGCCTCACGCCCACCAGCAAAACCCGCCACAGGAAAAGACGGTGGTCAGCATTGCCGTTGATCCGGAGTCACCGGCTCAGTATCTCCAGCGCCAGAAATCACAACGGGAAGAGATGCCTGTATACACGCGTTGGGTAAAAACGCAGAAATGCATGACGTGTGGCAATCAGGCAGATGATCCGCATCACATCATTGGTCATGGACTGGGAGGGATGGGAACAAAGGCTGATGATTTGTTTGTTATTCCGCTGTGCCGTAAATGCCATAGCGAACTACACGCCGGGGTAGAAGATTTTGAAGAAAAACACGGCAGCCAGCTGTTGTTGCTGATTCGTTTTTTAATGCACGCGAGAAATTCGGGTGTTTTGAAGTGGAAAGCATAAATGACTGAACGCATAGAATTTGTTTTGCCTTACCCGCCAACGGTGAACACTTACTGGCGACGCCGTGGCAGCACATATTTTGTATCAAAAGCCGGGGAGCGTTATCGCCGGGCAGTGGCGCTTATTGTTCGCCAGCAGCGGCTGAAATTAAGCCTGTCCGGAAGGTTGGCAATAAAAATTATTGCAGAACCACCGGATAAGCGCCGCCGTGACCCGGACAATATTCTGAAAGCGCCGCTGGATGCGCTGACGCATGCGGGGTTGCTAATGGACGATGAGCAGTTTGATGAAATCAATATCGTTCGTGGTCAGCCAGTATCTGGTGGACGTCTGGGGGTGAAGATTTACCCCATAATGCTTGAAGGGCAGGTCAAAAAATGAAACTGGAAGATTTACCGAAATACTACTCCCCAAAATCCCCCGGCCTGACCGATGCGTCCGCCTCGACATCAAAAGATGCGCTGAGTATCACTGATGTGATGGCCGCGCAGGGCATGACACAAAATCGGGCTGAGATGGGTTTTTCTGCGTTCCTTGGGAAAATGGGCATTAGTATGAATGACAGAGAGCGGGCAACAGAATTGCTGACAGAATATGCACTCAGTCGGTGTGATCGCGTGGCGGCGTTAAGAAAACTCCCGGCAGAAATAAAACCGGTAGTGATGCGCATTATGGCTTCGTACGCTTTTGAGGATTATGCCCGCAGCGCAGCGAGTAAAAAGCAGTGCCCTTGTTGCTATGGGGAAAAATTTATTGAAAGCGTAGTTTTTACAAACAAGGTCCAGTATCCGGATGGTAAGCCGCCGGTATGGGCAAAGTGTACGAAAGGTGTGTATCCGTCTTACTGGGAAGAATGGAAAAAAGTCAGGGAGGTGGTAAAAGTTGCCTGTCCGGAGTGTGGCGGAAAGGGTGAGGTTTCCACCGCCTGTAAGGATTGCCGTGGGCGTGGTGTCGCCATTCATCGTGAAGAGTCGGTAAAACGTGGTATGCCTGTTATCAGAGACTGCCAGCGTTGTGGTGGTCGTGGCTGTGAAAGACTACCATCAACGGAGGCATTTAATGCCATACGCAAAGTGACGAGTGCTATCACGCTTGATACGTGGAAAAAATCAGTGAAACGCTTTTACGATACGTTGGTGGTTCGGTTTGACATTGAAGAGGCATGGGCGGAGCGGCAGTTAAAGAGGGTAACGCGATAGTGTTGTTGATTTTTCCCGAATCTGTGGTAAATTTGCTCTAACGATGGGCGTTTTATGCCTGACGTTAGAAGATTTTTTACACCCCGCCGCCTGGCGGGTTTTTTATGACTGAAATCGCGTCAGTACAGTAAACGCGCTGGTGGCGGTGAATACCTGTCTTTCAGCTTGCTGGCTTTTTCGACAAGAGTTATTGGTGTGTCACGTTAACCGGAAAAGGGAAAAAGACATGCTAAAACAGCAGGATATGACAGAAACCGCCAGAGTAGTGTTTAATGAATTAAGAGTTACCGAACCGGCGACAGTCGGGGAGATAGCGCAGAATACTTACCTTTCACGCGAACGCTGCCAGTTAATACTGACCCAGCTGGTTATGGCGGGTCTGGCAGACTATCAGTTCGGTTGTTACAGACGCCTTCCGCAGTGAAGGCTTTTTTATTTGTGGTAAATGGGCGGCTGGTGGGTGTTAGGGGCACCCACCAGCCATCTGCTCATGCGTTGGGTTCACAAGCAAACCTCAGGCCCACTGCTTTGCGCAAAAGCAGAATGAGCCTATCAGAGACAGGCTTAATGATCCATGCTTAATACTGTAAAAATATCCAGTTGTGAGTTAATCAACGCCGACTGCCTGGAATTTATCCGGTCGTTACCCGAAAATTCTGTTGACCTGATAGTCACGGACCCGCCGTACTTTAAAGTGAAGCCTGAGGGCTGGGATAACCAGTGGAAGGGCGACGATGATTACCTGAAGTGGCTGGACCAGTGTCTGGCGCAGTTCTGGCGGGTGCTGAAACCTGCCGGAAGTCTTTACCTGTTCTGTGGTCATCGCCTGGCATCTGATATCGAAATCATGATGCGTGAACGCTTCAGTGTGCTGAACCATATTATCTGGGCGAAGCCGTCCGGACGCTGGAACGGATGCAACAAGGAAAGCCTGCGGGCGTATTTCCCCGCCACAGAGCGCATTCTGTTCGCGGAACATTATCAGGGGCCGTATCGTCCGAAAGATGCCGGGTATGCGGTGAAGGGCAGTGCACTGAAACAGCATGTGATGGCCCCGCTGATTTCTTACTTTCGTGATGCGCGCGCGGCCCTGGGGATAACGGCAAAACAGATTGCAGATGCCACAGGAAAGAAAAACATGGTGTCGCACTGGTTCAGTGCCAGTCAGTGGCAGCTACCGAACGAAAGCGATTATCTGAAATTACAGTCGCTGTTTGCCCGGGTGGCAGAAGAGAAACATCAGCGCGGTGAACTGGAAAAGCCCCACCACCAGCTGGTGGATACGTATACGTCACTGAACCGGCAGTATGTGGAGCTGCAGAGTGAATATAAGCATCTGCGGCGGTATTTTGGTGTGACGGCGCAGGTGCCGTACACGGATGTGTGGACACATAAACCGGTGCAGTTCTATCCCGGGAAACATCCGTGCGAAAAACCGGCAGAAATGCTGCAGCAGATAATCAGCGCAAGCAGTCGTCCGGGTGACCTGGTTGCAGATTTTTTTATGGGCTCAGGTTCAACGGTAAAAGCTGCACTGGCGCTCGGGCGTCGTGCGATTGGCGTTGAACTGGAGACCGGACGTTTTGAGCAGACAGTCAGGGAAGTTCAGGATTTAATCGTTTGAAACGGATGAGATTGCAGAATTAATTACGCACCATTATTATTCTGCTTCCGGCCCTTTAGCTCAGTGGTGAGAGCGAGCGACTCATAATCGCCAGGTCGCTGGTTCAAATCCAGCAAGGGCCACCATCACATACCGCCATTAGCTCATCGGGATAGAGCGCCAGCCTTCGAAGCTGGCTGCGCGGGGTTCAAGTCCCCGATGGCGGTCCATTATCTGCATCATGCGTTGTTAGCTCAGCCGGACAGAGCAATTGCCTTCTAAGCAGCTGTGGTTGCACTCCTGTTGTTTCTGGTGGTGATGGTGGACTTCAGCAGCCGGATAATGTCGGTGCTGTCTGATGGTGTTTTGGTGGCGGGTGTGTGGTTGTTGCTTTCCCGTTGCTGAAAAAGAAAGCATCAGGCGATTAGCAGGGTATCAGTTACCCGTTGAAATTTTTAAATACCTCACAATTCCACAGCTTGATGATTGTCTGGCTGCCGGAGAATTTGTTAAAAATTACATCGCATGGTGAATCCCCCTCAGCGGCGGGGCATCTGGCAAAGTGTATGATCCAGAGAACATGCAAATTCAGTAGACAGGCTGAATTTACCGGGAGGCCCCTGGCACCATGCGACAGACAGAAATTAGGCTATACTTCAGCCCCTCTCCGGAGGGGCTTTTCTGTGCAGGATGTGTCACAGTTTCCTGAATTCTGAGTACTGTCCTGTTACTCAGGGTGCTATATTTTCTGACGTGATGAAAGTCTGCCGGAAGGCGGAACGTATCGGAAATGACCCAGTAGAGAAAACGTTGACTCAGATACCGATGCTGAGTTACCGGGAAACCGGCATCACATGACCGCTATCCTTCCAGGCTCGCTCCGGCGGGCCTTTTTACTGCAGAAAACAGTTTTCCCGTAAAATGCCACGTTGCTCATAATTCAGGCTGGCGATTATTGTCTGGCCGGCGGGAAGTTTGTTAAAAAATTTCGCATGGTGAATCCCCCTGTGCGGAGGGGTAATCAGCGAGTAGGTATATGGGATAATCGCGGATTCAGGTGCTGGTACTGAATTCACCGGGAGGCACCCGGCACCATGCAATGGCACATAGCGCCACTCTCCAGCCCCTCTCCGGAGGGGCTGTTTATATTGATTTTGTCAGATGTGAGTAAACTGCTTATGGACTTTGTTGTTTTAGCCCATAAGGACATATTTGCAGAGTGCAACGGTTATTAAAGCATTCATTCAATACGTTATCTGTATTTGTAGGGCATTCCTGGCTGTTTTTGATTAAATTCCAGAATGTTTTATTGAATGGTACTACGTTGTAAATGGTTACAGGTAGCACTTTGTTATTGAGCATGATGCCTGTGTGAGTCAGTGTAAATATACTTTCAGGAGGTAAGAAAGCATCCGATTGATACCAGATTATTAATTTTATTTTACTCCATATGACTGAAAAAGATATTCCGCATGATGGCTGGATAACTGTATCAATCACAATCCACTTCATTTAGTTTCCTTGTTTATGCCTTGCTGGTGATGTTCTGAAAAGTATAAATGATATTTTTGATTGTAAACCATAGAGCAGAATTATTTTTCTGATGTTGTTTATTGTTTATTTAAATGCAGGGTGGTTTATATCTCGTCTTGTAGTTTATCCATGCATATCTGCTTGATGATGAGGTTTTTATTTAAGGTATGGTTTTGTGTTTTTTCTGTATTACATGTCAGGTATTTTAAAGAATCATTTTTCAGATGGTGGAAAGAACCATGGCATTTAAACACTATGATGTTGTCAGGGCGGCGTCGCCGTCAGATCTTGCGGAAAAGCTGACACATAAACTGAAAGAGGGCTGGCAGCCGTTTGGTAGTCCGGTGGCCATAACCCCTTATACCCTGATGCAGGCGATTGCAGCAGAAGGTGATGTGGTCGTCAGTGGTGCAACTGAGCCGGAGTGGTACTACGTCATCGTACTGGCCGGGCAATCCAATGCCATGGCTTACGGTGAAGGGCTTCCGCTTCCGGATTCTTACGATGCGCCCCACCCACGCATTAAGCAACTGGCCCGTCGCAACACAGTGACTCCCGGTGGTAAAGCATGCGCATTTAACGACATCATTCCGGCAGACCACTGCCTGCATGATGTTCAGGATATGAGCGCACTGAATCATCCGAAGGCAGACCTGAGCAAAGGGCAGTACGGCTGTGTCGGCCAGGGCTTACATATTGCCAAAAAACTGCTTCCGTATATCCCGAATAACGCGGGGATCCTGCTGGTACCATGCTGTCGTGGTGGTTCGGCATTCACCCAGGGCGCGGAGGGGACATTCAGTGCGGACACGGGGGCCAGCCAGGATTCGGCACGCTGGGGTGTGGGTAAACCGTTATATCAGGACCTGATCGCACGCACCAAAGCGGCATTACAGAAGAACCCGAAAAATGTGTTGCTGGCGGTGTGCTGGATGCAGGGCGAATTTGACATGAGCGCTGCCACCTACGCACAGCAACCGGACCTGTTCACGGCCATGCTGAAGCAGTTCCGTACTGACCTTTCCGGATTTAACGCGCAGTGCCATGGCGGCAGTGCTGCAGTTGTACCGTGGATTTGTGGCGACACGACGTATTACTGGAAAAACACATACGGCACACAGTATGACTCCGTCTACGGCGCGTACAAAAACAGGGAGAGCGACAACGTTTTCTTTGTGCCGTTCATGACCGACGGTAACGGCAACAACACGCCCACCAACTTACCGGCAGAAGACCCGGATATTGCTGATGCAGGTTATTACGGCGCGCAATCCCGTAGTAATGGTAATTGGGTATCGTCAAATCGTCCGACACATTTCAGTTCATGGGCGCGCAGGGGCATTATTTCGGATCGCCTGGCAACCGCTATTCTGAACGCAGTTGGTCGAACCAGCGCCTTCATCAGCGGTACCGCACCGGAGATTAAACCCTCGCCCGGCGGCGACACGCCATCGGGGCCGTCTGATGGTGACACATCCGTTCGTACAGTCTCCCTGCTGCCGACAGCCGGAGAGGCTGCTGCGCAGGGCTGGACCATCACCGGCGGCAGTGTTGCGCTGGAAGATGGTGTGTTTAAGGTTACCAAGCAGAGCAATAAAACCTGGTCCCTGATGCATCCGGTGGATGACGCAGTCTCCCTGCTGACACGGGGTGGCAGACTGAGCTGTAAGTTTCGACTGTCAGGCGCACTGACCAACAACCAGTTCGGTCTGGGAATTTATCTGTATACCGATGTAGCGTTACCTGACGTCGTGGCGATGACCGGGACTGGTAACCCGTTCCTGATGTCGTTCTTCACCCAGACCACAGACGGCAAACTGAATCTGATGCATCACAAGAAAGCCGGAAACACAAAGTTGGGCGAGTTCGGGAATTACAGTAACGACTGGCAGACGCTGGAGCTGGTGTTCACCGCCGGCAGTGCCACGGTTACTCCGAAACTGAATGGAGTGGCTGGCCCGGCATTCCAGGTCATAAAAGACAGTCTGACACTGGGGCTGAATGCGCTGACGCTGACGGATATTACCAAAAATGCAGCGTATGGCGTTGAGATAGAAAGTCTGGTGCTGGAGATAAATGCACCGGCATCATCATAAAAAGTGAGCCAGTCAAATGGAAGGTATCGTTAAACTCACCGGTAGTGTCAGTGGGTCGTCTGAGATGCCTGCATGAGTTATCAGAGCCATCAGTACTTAACTGGTGGCTTTTTTTATTGTTGTCAGCTTCCGGATAACGGGAGACGGGGTATGTACCAGATGGAAAAAATCACAACAGGTGTGTCATACACCACGTCAGCGGTGGGAACGGGCTACTGGTTCCTGCAGTTGCTGGACAGGGTTTCCCCGTCTCAGTGGGCGGCAATAGGCGTGCTGGGGAGTCTGCTGTTTGGGCTGCTGACATATCTGACTAACCTGTATTTCAAAATCAGAGAGGACCGTCGTAAGGCTGCACGGGGAGAGTAATTCAATGACTCAAAACTATGAACTGATTGTGAAAGGGATCCGCAATTTTGAGAATAAAGTTACGGTAACTTTAGCGTTACGGGACAAAAAACGCTTTGACGGTGAAATTTTTGACCTGGACATCTCGCTGGACCGTGTTGAAGGTGCCGCGCTGGAGTTTTATGAGGCAGCAGCCAGAAGGAGCATCAGACAGGTCTTCCTGGATGTTGCTGCCGGGTTATGTGAAGGGGATGAGCAGTCGCCGGAAAAGCGCCCCGTAATTTTAGAGGCGCAGGATGTGTTGATAACCTACAGAGGAAAACTACCGGGAATAATTACGGGTTCTCTGAAGAGTCCGCCGAAATGGTAATTTTACCAGCATATTTTTCATCCAGTAATACAGCAAGCCGCCTGAAAGAGTCTTGTTGTTCCTGAGACCATTTGGGATTGCATGATTCAAACTGGATTGATGCCAGCGTTGATTGCATCTGTTCCCTTGGAATTGAGAATGCCAGATATGAGAAGGCGACGGTAAGGGTATTCACGTCTTCCCGAAGCCTGGAAATGCTGTCGAGCAACTCCTGTAGAGAAATGGTGTTATTGTCCATAAATAATCCTCATGATTGTATTGACCTGTTAGCAGCCTGAGGCAACAGGCTGGAACTGATAAACATATCCAGGGCTCAGAAACCGATAAATCCTGATAAATATCCATGAACGCAAAAATCAGATACGGCCTGTCGGCTGCCGTTCTGGCGCTGATTGCCGCTGGTGCGCCTGCGCCTGACATTCTCGACCAGTTTCTGGATGAAAAGGAAGGTAACCACACCACGGCATACCGTGATGGCGCGGGTATCTGGACCATCTGCCGCGGTGCCATCCTGGTGGATGGCAAACCTGTCGTTCCGGGCATGAAGTTGTCGAAGGAAAAATGCGACCGGGTTAACGCCATTGAGCGTGATAAGGCGCTGGCATGGGTGGAGAAAAACATCAGAGTGCCATTGAGTGAACCCCAGAAAGCGGGGATCGCGTCATTCTGTCCGTACAACATTGGCCCCGGTAAGTGTTTTCCGTCGACGTTTTATAAACGAATTAATGCAGGTGATCGCAGGGGAGCGTGTGAGGCGATTCGCTGGTGGATTAAGGACGGTGGCAGGGACTGCCGTATTCGCTCAAATAACTGTTACGGTCAGGTATCCCGTCGTGACCAGGAGAGCGCGCTGGCGTGCTGGGGAATCGACAGATAAGCAGAATATTTTGCTAATAAATGACGTTGGCCAAGGCGGACGGATAACACGAAATCCTGCGAACTGGCAAAATGTAAGTGAATAAAAGTAAAAACCCCGTTTGTTGGCAGCAAGCGGGGTTTTGTTTTTATGGCAGTAAGCTATGGGAGGCTGCCTTGATTGATTTTAGCAAACTGATTAGGGAGTTGCGACTCATGATTAGTCAATTACCAAACTGGAAATTTTTGCTGGTCTGGAGCATCCCTTTTTTATGGGTAGTATCCCAGTTAATTGTGGCAATTAAGGGGTAGCTATGTCAGACAAACTCATAACGCCGGCAAAGGTCCTGTGTGTGATTGTCGGTATTTCATTTTCACTAATGCTGGTTGCTCTTTTTCTGTCCCTCGCCTGGGTGATGTTGTCTTCGTCGGGGCTGCTGGGGTGACAGTGACTGATGACATCAGCAGAGCGCTGGCTTTTGCTATTAAGTGGGTGGCTGTTGGTATTGCTGTGTCTCCGATGCTGTATGGGCTGGCAAAACTGGTCATTGCGCTGAAATCGTGAACTTTAAAAAGATGAGTGCTGAACTTATTCGGGCAATGGCATTTGCCATTCGTATTGTGGCCATTGCTGTTCTGGTCTGGGCAATCCGTTGGTGGTGATATGAACCGTGTTCTGTGTGTGGTGATTATTGTCCTGCTGGTAGCCTGTGGTGTGCTTAGTCTGGGGCTGAATCATTACCGCGATAACGCCATCACCTACAAAGCGCAGCGCGATAAAAAAGTCAGTGAGCTGAAACTGGCGAACGCGACAATTACTGATATGCAGATACGCCAGCGTGATGTCGCTGAACTTGATGCCAGATACTCGAGGGAATTAGCCGATGCGAGAGCTGAAAATGAAACTCTGCGTGCTGATGTTGCCGCTGGTCGTAAGCGCCTGCGGATCAACGCCACCTGCTCCGGTACCGTGCGTGAAGCCACCGGCACCTCCGGCGTGGATAATGCAACCGGCCCCCGACTGGCAGACACCGCTGAACGGGATTATTTCATCCTCAGAGAACGGTTGATGACAATGCAGAAGCAGCTGGAAGGGGCACAGGACTATATCCGCACTCAGTGCCTGAACTAAGTTTTGCTGATGCGCCGTATCGTCGCTGTATTCCCTCATTAACAGAGACCGCAGCCCGACAGGGAGACTCCTCTGCGCGAGTGTGCGGGGATAATCAAAAACGATACACACCGGGGTTTACCGCGTTAACGGAGCGCGGCGTTGTCCCCTCATAGTCGCCAGTCCGGTGCGATGGTGGAAGAAACAGGACGATGTGTTACCTCGCAAGCCCTGTTATGTCATGTGTCTGATTTGTGATTTAAGTCGGATAATTGTCGTTGCCATTAAGCAGAGGATTGATGACCGACAGGGCGGCATTGTTAGAATAAGACTTATTCTTATCTGTGCGGGGAATGAAAATGAAAAGAAATCTTCCGTTAATTATTTTGTTGTCTTCTCTGGTTATGGGCTGTACGCAACATAAAACAGATATGCCCCGACAGTTGGTTAAGGCATTACCACAATATCCGGCCTATGCAGCGGCAAATTATATAAAGGGACGGGTTGATGTGAGGTTTGATATTGGTGCTGATGGTACTGTCACCCGAATTGAGTTTATTCGTTCAGAGCCGCACCATCTGTTTGATGAGCAGGTTGTAAAGGCGATGGCAAAATGGCGATTTGAGAAGGACAGGCCGTGTAAAGGCGTGAAGAAAACGTTTATCTTTAGTCCTTCTGCACACTGA